TCGTCAGCCCACCCAGCAGATCGAGCTGCAACTGACCAAAGCCCGCCGCCGGCAAAGAAGTGCGCCTGCGTGAAGCCGGCGAGGTCGCCGGGCTCGACTTCGGCGATTGATCGCCGATCGACAATCCCTGGGGCAATGACGCCGTCGCTGATGAGACATTCGAGGACATGAGCAGCCGTAGGTTCAATTTCGTTGTAGTAGGCGGTCACTCTGCGAGCTCCGGCACTTCCGGCTTCTCGTCCTTGCCGTCGACGTATGAGACCTCGTCGCCCGTGGTGACGCGCAGTGTGTAGGTGATCGTGCGCGCCTTCTCGTCGGCGTCGACTTGCTCGCCCGGCACCAGCGGCGGAATGAACAAATGCTGCGCACAGCCGGCGCGCTGCTCGATCATCGTCAGCGTCTCCGAGTGGAGGTTGCAGAACGGCTTGCCCTCGCGGAAGTCGAACTCGATGCAGGTGCGGCAGTTGGCGCGCGGCCAGTCGTCGTAGCGGCAGATCTTCTCGTGACGGCACCAGCGGCACGCGAAGCTCTCCTGCTTCGGCGGCGGCTCCGGAGACGCGATGATGCGTTCGGCCTTGGCGACGATCGCCTTGGCGACCTCCGGCTGATACTTGATCCGCTCGACTTCGACTTCGTCGGTGTTCTTGTTGTGCGCGACGTAGAGCGCGCGTTCGAGCTTGAGCCCGTGCATGTAGATCTGCATCTGGGCGAAGTGCGTGGGCTTCGACTTCTCGACGCCTTCACGCTTCCAGCTCTGGAATGATTTGTCGTTGTGCGTCTTAAATTCGAGAAGGTGATGCTTCTTCTCGTAGCCCGGCACCTTGTCGCCCACGCCGTCGCACGAGCCGTTGAACAGGCCATCGCAAAAGCGGACGCTGAACTGCATCCCGGTGTTCGGGTCTTTGTCGTAGACGACCATGCCGATCGCGCGCAGGTCGGCGATCATGCGTTGTTCTTCGCGGTGTCCAGTCTGGAACAGCCGCTCGACACGACCTTCATGTCGCACGAGCGGCGTCGACCAGCGGAGATCATACCAGAGCGACCGCTCGCACTCCTCGCCGATCTTGGAGCACCGCAGCGTGGGGTGATCCACAGGCTTCTGCTGTTTGCTGTAGTGCTGTTCGATCGCGATTGCGGTCTTTGATTTAAGCTCTGGCATTTTCATCGATCAGGCCCTTACTTTTCCCACGGACGCTTGCTGCCGGTGTTGGCGTTCGCCGCTTTCGGTGCGGCGGCCTTCGGCGTGTCTCCGTAGGGGGAGAAGGAGCGGATCGAATTGCGGTCGCTGTATTGGCCGTTCTTATCGACCTCGACAGTCACTTCCGCCATGATGGGCTTGAAGTGCAGCTCCTCGGTGTCGTCGAAGCCGCCCGTGATGCCGCACGCATTGGAGAGCTGCGCCATCGTCTTGATGCCGATCGTCTCGGCCACCGGGTTCGGGTTCCGGAAATTGATGTTCGTCCAGATGCGGCGGTTCTCGAATTCGCCCTCGATGACGCGCGCTGTGAGGCGCAGCATCTGTCCGCCCTTCTGGGTTTCCTTGACCACGCTCTCGATGATCTCGACGGCGTATTTGCCTTTCGGGATCGGCGCGAACTCATCGGTCGTATCGACTTTCGATGCGTCAAAAGAAAAATCCAACTTAGCCATGATTTACTCCTGCTCTTTCTTCGGAAAAAATTCTTCGACGGTGGTGTAGAACTTGCCTTTTTCGAAGCGGATTTTGCTCGGCATCCCGAAGCGGTTCTTCGCGACGTATGCCGGGCGCGACTCGGTGTGCGTCCACAACATTCCGCCGCCATCGGCGATCGCGCGGGACTTGTTGAAGCCGGCGTCTTCGGTCTTGATGACCGCTGACTTCTTGATGAGGAGGATCGCGTCCATGTCGCGCGACAGGATCGGCGCCAGCTTGGCGTGCATGTCGAGCTCGTAGCGGTCGTAAGACTGCGTCTCCGGGTCATCGAACTTGGTGATGCGCGCGTGGGCGATCAGGATGATCGTCATGTTGCGATGTTCGCGCAGCGCGTTAATCGCCTGCATGAACTCCGCCAGAACGCGCTGGGCGAAGACGTAGCCCTTGCCGTAGGGGAAATCCTCGATCGACGACTTCTTCACGCCCTTCTCGTCGCCGCGCTCGCATGTCTCTGCGAAGATCAACGGCTGCAGGGCGGAGACGGAATCGATCACCAGCGTCTGGAAGTCGTGCTCCTCGCCGTAGAGCGCGGAGATCGCGTCCATCACGTCGGAGAACTTCTCGATCTTGCCGAACGACGTCAGCTCCAGATCGCTGGGGGTTCCGACTTCGGTCTGGATGAAGACCGGGTTCGGAAAGCTCGCCGCTGCGGACGTCTTCCCGTCGCCCTCGGCGCCGTAGATCACGATGCGAGGAGCTGATGTCGCTCGCACCTTCTGTAGACTTGCCAGACTAATCGCCATCAACTTGCCCTTTCACTTTCACTTCCAATTTTTTGATGCTCTCGTGGATGTCCTTCGGCGCCCGATCCCTGTGATGCGTCAGCAGCTCGACGAGGAAGATGAAGTTCGCGATGTAGAGATCGCCGCCACGGTTCTTGCTCGACTTCGTGCCGCCCCAGCGTGAGGGCTCAACTCGCGGCGTCATCGGCGGCGATCTCCTGAACGAAGTGGATGCGCCCGTAGAGCGCGATCAGCGCGGATTCTGCGCGGCCGTGATCTTTCTTGCGGGAGAAGGCGTCCGCACATGCGGGCCACGTCTCAAGAGCGCGCGCGCGGCTCAATTCTTTGTCGGCGCCGAGACCGAAGTGTTTCTTCCACTTCGTGGGCGCGACATAACGGACGGGAAGCTGCAGGGCGCCGACGACGCCGATCGCCACGCCGTGATTGACGGCGAAATTCCAAGTAGAAGAAACGCCATTGCCGCGCACGGCGTGGACGTTTTCGATGACGACGAGATCGGGCGCGAATTGGCGAAACAACGCGGCGAGCGTCGGCGCGCAGACGCGGCCATCGGCTACCGGCATGTCGAACGCCGTCACGATTTGCGGCGCCGCGGTGAACAGAAAAGACACCGCTCCCGTTGCGCCGGGATCAATACCCGCGACGCATGTATTCTTCGCAGAAGACATGTTGAAACTTTCTAAAAAGGAACGGGGGGCAACTCTGGACCAATCGCCCCCCGCAAGCGCAAAAGCTGTTACGCGACTTCTGCGTATTTCACGGGGTTTCCGGTCCCGTGTCCTTCACCGCGTCATTGCGGCGAAGCTCAAAAACTTTCCCAAAAGGCCGACCCCGAAGGGCCGGCAAGGTTGGGAGGAAAGTCCGGCGGAGAAGACTGCCGGCCTTTATCCATCCGCGGCATGATCAGCGCGGAGGGATCTCTTTTTGCGTCTTGCGCGACGCGATGGCCGCGCGGACTGCAGAAGGGCTAAAAAAGAGGGAGTCGCTCCATTCCGGATAACGACGCACTGCGGCCCGTCGGATTCTCGCCAGCGCGTCAGCCGACGGCGTCGAGCCGCGCGACTCCCACCGGGAGATGGTCGACTGATTGATCTTGGTGGCCGCCGCGAATTGATCCTGCGTCATTCCGAGCAGCGTGCGGATGTCCCGCATAGGGGTTAAATGCGTGTTCATGCGGCGATGTATATGCGTGAATATTCATACTGTCAAGCGAGTAAGTAGTTCTACTGATTGCCCTGTGAATAATTTCGGCGTATGGCTATGCGCATAAATATAAAAATCCGGAGAAAAAGCATGATAACCATCGATAAAATAAAGGAGTTAATGAACGAGCGCGGGTGGTCTCAGATCGACCTGGCCGAGATATGCAACGTGTCTCAGCCGACCGTCTCAAGGTGGCTCAAGGGGACGACACCAGACCCCGTCCAGCAAGAACGGCTGTCGAGCCTGATTCGCGAAGGCGACGACAGAATGTTCCTAGTCAAACCAGACCAATCATTGTTCCGCCCTGATAAGGGCGACCTAAAAATATATGACTCTCAAGAAAGGAGAGCTGGGGAAATGTTCATAGATATGCAGAAACCGCGGTTTGCCCCCGCGCCGTGGTTTATTGGCGATTCTGAAAACTGCTTTGTTGTTATGGTGTCTGGCGAGACCATGGCTCCGGCGTATCGTCCGGGGGAATACGCCATCTCCAATGCCAAGCTTCCGCAGATCAGGAACCGCGACCATATCTTCATCAGGCAAGACGCTGATGGGGAGACACGAGCCGTAATCAGGCTGTTGGTGGCTTGGGATGACGAGACATGGACTGTCGAGACATACAATCCGCCCAAGAACGGGCCGAAGACGACCGTCCTGCAGAGGGATGAGTGGGGCCAAGCGCATAGAATTGTTGGAAAATACGAAGCCGCATAAATAAATATGCGCCCCACTTGACTGAGTATGCGTCATCGCATATCTTCTATGCATCAGCTAAGGAGATATGCGATGACCAAAGAAGGCCACAACTACATCAACTCAGTCGCCGACGAATACGGCGAGATCGTCGCCAAGATTAAGCTTCTGGAGGAGCGCAAAGAGCTTCTCCGCGACGACCTGATCACCTTCATCAAGGATGTCCCCGCAGAAGGCTCGACGTGGACCGTGTCCAAGTCTGAGAGCTCGACCACGCGCATCGACAGCAAGAAGGTGCGCGAGCTCCTCGGCGATCGCGCCAAGGACGTCGAGACAATCTCCAAACAGATCCGCCTGAACGTGAAACCGACGCTGCGCTTCGGCGTTGGCTCCAACTGAGGCGACGACCATGATTATCGATCTCGTCGCTTGGGCTCTCACGCTCGCAATCTGGTTCCTCGCGTTTATCGCGGGGATCATCTGGGTGGTCGACACCCTCATCACTTGGAGAGAGGACGCGGGCCGTGGACATAGATAACTACACGGCCCGTCGCACGCTTGCGGTTCTGCAAACATGCGATGACGCCGTCACCTTTGACCGCGTGGCTGCGATTAATAAGGGCTTAGATAATTTGTCTATCCTTGGCGAACAAAAAGAAGGCGCTCAATTCGACGAATTGTGGATGAAGGAGTTCGTCGCGTTTATTTGCATCGCCTTTATGCGCAATCTGGTGAAGGGCGAGCTTAAGATCGTCGATATGAGCCCGAAAACAAAAGGCGACGCATAGCTATGCGCGCGCGTATTCGCACAGAATCCGCCGCCCTGATGCTTGGCGTGTCCCCGCGGACGGTTCAGGGTATGGCCGCCCGCGGAGAACTCCCCGGTGCAGCGAAGATCGGCGCCACATGGACTTATGACGCCGACAAAATCGAAAACTACATCGCCCGGAGGGAAGCAGAGTGCCAGAGAACCTTACCAAACGTGGAGAGACGTGGTGTCTGTCCGTCATCATCAAAGGCAAACGCTATAGAGAGTCGCTTCACACAAGCAATCTCAAAGATGCGTGCCGGCTCCGCGACAAGCGGATCAAAGAAATCACGGCAGCAGTCCGCCACGGGGAGCGCGTAATCCCATGGAAGGAAGCCGTCGCAGAATGGGCCGAGCACATCAACGGCCAGCTTGGGGAAGCAACCCTGAAGCGTTACGCGATCTCGCTCGCGCTTGTGACGCCCTATTTCGAGCAGCTCGGAATCCACCAGATCTCTGGCGCCGCGATCTCTGGGTTCATCGCGGAACGCCGAAAGTCCGGCGCCACCCCGGCCACCATCCGTCGTGACCTGACCGCCGTCTCCAATGTCCTCAAATACGCCGAGGCGATGGAGTGGTGCGAAGGGAACCCCACCCTGTCGAAGCGTCAGCTCCTCGTCGAGCGTCGCGAGCCGATCACCCTGCCCCGTCACGACGAGATCCGTCGCGTGGTGGAGGCCGCCGGCCACCGCTTCGGCGCCATGATCCTCGCGGCGTGGCATACGGGATGCAGGCAGGGCGAGCTGGTCGACGCGTTCTGGGACGACCTCGACCTCTCTGCGGGGCTCCTAACGGTCATCGGTAAGGGCCGCAAGCGTCGCGTGATCGAGCTGTCGCCGGAGGCGATCGCCGTGTTCCGGAATCATCCGCGCACGCTCAACTCGAAACACATCTTCTGCAACGCGCTCGGCCAGCCGTTCTCGCAGGCGTCCAGCGACTTCGCATACATCCGCAGCGGCGTCGACGGCGTGACGTTTCGCTTCCACGATCTGCGCCACCTGTTCGCGGTCGAGACGCTCCAGAGCGGACGCATGGGGATATACGACCTGCAGCAACATCTCGGTCACACGAGCGTGAAGACGACGGAGATCTACTTGGCCTTCCTGTCGCCCGAGCAGGAGCGCACGGCCAAGCAGCCACAAAACCTGCCACACCGCAGGGCCAACTACCTGTAATTGAAGGATAAAGACGGAATGTGGAGTGTTCTTGAAAACCGCCCATGGGGAAACTTATGCGTGGGTTCGAATCCCACCCCTTCCGCCAAATCAATCATTTACGAAGAAGTCCCCTCGCGCACCTGCCGCGAGGGGCGCGTCCGAAAGCAGCCACACCAGCCACAAAAGGAGCCACATTGGGGCTTCGTGTGGCTGCGGCGGAATGACGCAGTTGTGCGCTGGTAGCCCCCTTGACTGAATATTCATATGCGCATATTTTATGCTTCGAAGCATACAGGAGTGCAGTTATGGATGAGCCTGTCACAGTCGGATTTTTGATCAATGTTGCCATGGGCATCGCCCTTTTTGTCGCCTTCCCGTGGCTCATCTGGGTCTGGGTCGGAGTTCAATTACTCTGGTTCGCATACGTCACCATCGAATGGTCTCTGAAAGAGACAATGAAAGATGCCAAAAAAATCCGCATCGGCCTCGCTGCGGAGTGGGCCGGCGGAGAGCTTCGCCTTTTTGCCCTCGTGTGCGGCGCGACTTTGCTTCTCATCATCATCTTCTCCGAGCTCACGAAGTTCGGCCTGATTTAAGGATCTAACAATGACTACCCCCAACTGGAAAACCGAATTTCCCGACTTCCCCGAGGCCGATATGCCGGCTCTGCCGGAGGGCTGGGAAGACATCTCTTGGCGCAATGACGCCTGCCCAAACTTCGTCAATTACAAGCTTGGCGTTGCCCTGTTTGTCGATTTTGCCGAGCCCGAAAAGCGCGAGATCCCCGAATACCCGCGCTTCCTCGCCTACCCCGTCTACGAGGACGGCACCCCGGCGAGCGACCAGCCGGCGATCGCGGAGTCGGAAGACTTCGACACCGTCATGAAGATCATCTCGAAATACGGAGAGAAAAAATGATCGACTTCGAAGGGCTCAACACGAGCCGCCTCTCCGACGTCTACGGCGAGTGGCTCGCCGAGAACGGCTTCGAAGGCCACGAGCCTGCGGACGAGCTCCTGATGTTCAGCAAGGAGCTGACGAACCGCCAACGGGAATGGCTTGAAGACTTCTGCGCCGCGTTCAAAGCGCAAGAAAAACGCGAAGCTTGCGCCCTGATTTGTGATCGCTGGGCAAAGTGGCTCGGGCTTTCTTGGCACATAGATACACGAGCCGAAGAATATCTCGGCGACATGCCAGAGGCTTTCTACGTCGAATATGAAAACGACATGGACTACCTCCGCAACAATTCTTCGGACCCCTACGCAGACGCGATCGCTGCTTGGGAACGCGCCGGCATCATCAGCAAAGGAGAGTAAGATGAAACACTACTACAGCGAGGCCGAGAAGAAGGCGTTTGCCGCCAAGATCAACGCCCTGCTCGACCAGAAAAACATGAGCCAGAGTGATCTGGCGCGCGCGATCTGGGGGACGGACAAAAACAAGACCGCAAAAACTGGCTACGTCGTCCAATATGGCCGCGATCGCATCAGCAACTATTGCCGTGGCGAAGCCATCCCGACGGCCCGCGCGCTGAAAGAGCTCTCCGTAGCCCTCAACGTCGCTCCGAACGACCTCCTCCACGGCGGTGGATATGGCCCCACCCGTCAGCCCACCAAGGAAGCTCCCGTCAACGACATCAATCTGTCGGTCGTCGCCGGCGCCCCCGAGATGCTGCGCCTGCAGCTCGACGTCCTCCTCCCTGCCGCCATCGCCGCGCAGCTCGCGTCGGTCGTCACCGCCAACACATAAGGGTGCAGAAAATGAAGAAGCTGATTATCATCGCCCTGATCGCCGCCTTCCCTGCGCAGGCCAAGCCCCTGTCGAAGATGACCTGCAAGGAGCTCCTCTTGGAGTCGTCCAGCATCGCCATGGAGTGCAAGGGCTACGACGCGAAAACGGCGCCGGCCATGTGCTCGGACTACTCACCGGAGCGGCTCGCGATCGACGCCGCCGTCAGCAAGAAGAAGTGCGAGTATTGAGATGACGCTTTGCGACGACGAAGACCTGCGGTTCAAGATCAAGGCGAAGATCACCGAGATCGCCCACAGCACGCCGGGCGGAGCCTCTCAAGAGATGATCGACCTGTTCCTCGAACTTGAAGATCTCATATCAGAGGCTTTCGAGCCGGAAGACGACGACGGGGGCTAATTGCCCCCGTTTCTCATTCTCTCCATATATGCGCTTGCTTCGTCGACCCATTGCTGGTCGACTTTTTGCGTCGGGATGCCGAGCTCGATGCTGCGGCCCAACTTGGCGCTGTTCTTCAGCGTTTCCGGCTTCTGCGCGTTGTAGAAGTCTCGGAAGGCGATCTCCGGCGGGAGCTGATATTCTAGGCCGCCAAGATAGTCACCCGCGATCTGCGTCTTGTATGTCGTGTGAGGGTTCTTCGGCTTCTTGATGATTGACGCGCCGGGGTGAAGACGGGACAGCGTGTAGCCTGACATCAGGTTCGGCGTGTCGATCAAATCTGGAACCGTTGTCGCGAACCGAGCGTGGCCGACATTCGGCGCGCCGAGCTGCTGTGCGTCGCCCATATCCATGCGCTTCGCGAACTTCGTGCGCGCGCCGGGATTGGACATCATAAACTCGCGCAGGTCCGGGCTCTCCAAACCGGGGAATCCCTTCACGGCGTTCGCGAGGATCTCGTTCAGAGACTGCATGTTTGCGCGCGTGATCTGCGCGCTTGGCAGGGCGCCAACCATCGCGTCGGCGATGTGATGCGAGAAGTCGCCAGCGCGATTGCTCATCGTCACATAGGATAGGATCGGGTTTTCGACCTCGTTCGCCTTGTCCTGAATCTGCTTCGTCCTCGACGCCGCCGACGCCCACACTGTGGGGTTCGCGCGCGCGAAGTCCGGGCCGCCCTCCATCGTCGTGTCGTGGGCAAGCTTGATCCCGTTGTAGCCGTGCAGGATCTCGCCCGTCGAAGTCCGATCGCCCATGCCAGAGATCATCGTCGATCCCATCAGCTCCGCAGGCTCGCGGATCACGCGCGGCTTCATCCCCTCAAGTTGGGTGACGTCGCGCGTCATCTCCGAAACCGGGCGATCGAGCACCAGCTTCGAAATGCCGTGTTTCGGCGCCGCGACGCGCGCCATGCCCGTCTGCGGCATACCGCCAAACATCGAGCCGATCGCGCCGAGCTTGTCGCCACCCTGCCATTGCGCCATGGCGTCTTTCGACACCTGATTGGGGTCTGGCGGGAGAGCCGACGAGATGATGTCCATCGCCGATCGACCCTGTGGGTGGCTCATGCCGGGCATGCTGAACGCACGAGCGAACACATCGTTCAGAGATCCAGCCGCGCTGTCGAGAGCCTGCACTCCGCGCCCTGCGCGCGCCGGAAAGTCGTTCTCCGGCATGTATTGCGGGAGCTGTGGCTCTCCTGATGCGAGCTGCGCCTGCACGAAGTTGTGCGCGCCGTCGCCCGGCATTTTGGCGCCTGAAAAGACGTCGGACAGAGAGGCCATTTAGATCCCCTGTGGGCGCCGCGGAGGCAGAGGAACCGGACCCGGCTGCGCAGGAGCGGGGGCCGGCGGCTTTGCGGCGGCCGGATCTGGAACCCAGCCCTCAAAGCCATCCCATTTGTAGCCGGGACGCGCCGCTTCACCGCCGAAGGCGTTGCCAAAGAGCCCCTGTAGAAACTCCATCAGGCCGCCGCCGAGACCCTCTAGCCCTTCCATTGGGCCTTCAGAGTTCAACGCCGGGGCGACGGGCGCCGGCTGGGCTTGCGCGGCGAGCTGGTTGAGTTCGGCCTGTGGCGGCCTCGCTGGCGGGAGAGGAGGCGTCATCACGGGTTCCTTGGTTGTTGGGCGAGCCATAGGAGAGACTTCACGTCGCTCTCCAGCTTGCCGAGATATTCGGCGGAGACGTTGTTCCCCGTCCCCTCATTCACGAACGTCGGCGCTTCTGCGACGAAGTTCATCATCCCGTCGATGACCTCCGGCGTCATGACGTAGTTGTTCTCGATCGGGGGGTCGATTTCCTCGTCCATCACGCGTCCCTAGTTGAACAGGTTGAAGGACGGCGAGCGCATCTTGTTCGCGGCGCCGGAGACGGCGTTGCCGAACATCGCCGCGAGGTTCGAGGGGCCGCCCCACGGCTCGCCGTTCTGGAAGTCGGAGACGTAGCCCTTCGACGTCTGCCCGGACGCCTTGCCCTCGGCGCCGATGTAGCCGCCAGCGGAGCCGCCGCCAGCCGCCTGAAACATCGGAGGGGGAGCGTCGCCACCGAAGCCCTTTGTCGTCTGCAAGCCGGCGTTCGTGTTCGGAGACCCCGTCGCCGCCGCCGTATTGGAGCTGGACGCCACAGTCGTGCCGTTGACGTTGGTCGTTCCGGGCTTCACCGGGTCTCCAGATAGGCCGGCATAAGCCGAGGAGGCCGAGCCCTGCACGCCGGGCGTCGGCGCCGGAGTGTTCAAATCCGTCACGCCCTGCGTCTTGTTAATCGTGTCCTGTACGTTGCCGATGCCACCAGCCGCCGCCGGGGTCGGCGTCGCTGCGGCTGCGGCCTGCTGCTGGAGCTTCTGCTGCGCGGCGGCCTGTTCGGCGGCCTGCTGCGCGGCGAGTTGCTGGGCCTGCTGCTGCGCCTGCTGGGCGGCTGCGGCCTTCGCCGCCTCGGCCTGCTGCGCGGCGATCTGCTGCTGCTTCTGCTGCTCGGCGATCTGCGCCTGTCTCTGCGCTTCGGCCTGCTGCGCGTTCCAAGCATCCTGCTGGGCCTTGAACGCCGCCTGCTGGCGGGCAAGCTCGGCCTGCTGCGCGGCGTAAGCGTCCTGCTGCGCCTTGATCTCAGCCTGTCTCTGCGCTTCGGCCTGCTGCGCAGCGAGCTGGGCTTGTCTCTGCTGCTCCGCCTGCTGCGCAGCGAGCTGCGCCTGACGTTGCTGTTCGGCTTGCTGCGCGGCGATCTGCGCCTGTCTCTGACGTTCGGCTTCAGCCGCTGCGGCTTCCTGCGCAGCGCGCTGTCTCGCGGCTTCTTCGGCGGCGCGCTGCTGCGCCTGCTGCTGTGCAATGATTGCGGCCCATACCCACCACATCGGCGTTTCTCCTTAGAAAATGCTTTTGCCGGAGCTGGCGTTATTGCTTGGCGAACTGCCACTGACGGCGCCCGAGAAGACATCTGCTAGGCCAGTCTTGGCGTTCGGGTCGGCGTCTGTAACGAGACCCATGCCGGCGGCCGGCTTCAGGCTGTCGGCGCCAGCGCCTCCAGACACCATTCCGCCGCCGCCACCCCACGGCGTAACGGCGACGCCAGGCATGTTGCGGCCCAGAATGTCTTTCTTCTGGTTGGCGGCATTGAGCCAAGTGCCCGACTGATCGACGGTCTTTTTGAAGTTCGTGTAGTCGTCGAACGACTGCTTATCTAGCTTGCCGTAGAAGTCGTCGATCTTCGATATGTTGCCGTCGACCGTGTCTTGAGACGCGCCGGCTGGATTGGCGTCGTCGTAGGTGAAGTCGATTGAGCTGTCGACGGTGTAGGGGGTCCACGTCTTCTTCGTGTTCGCCGTGTAAGTCGGATCGACTTTCAAAATCTCGTCGATGTTGGTGTTGTATTGATCATACAAGCCGGACATCTTCTTGTTCTGCTCGTCGACAAGCGTCTGATAGCGCCCCGCATTGGTTTTTTCATAACCCTGCGTGCGCTTCAGATTGTCAGCCGCAATCTGCTGACGCTGCGCCTCGGCCTGCTGCTGCATTTGCTGCATCACAAGGGCCATCATCATGGCGGACGAACCGCCGTCTCCACCTCCGCCGCCCATGTTCGTGTCTCCTTAATTAGCTGGAGCCGTCACGACCGGCGTCTCCACCGTCCGCTCGGTGCCGGAAGTGTCTCTGCGCGAAGCCGGGACGTTATAGAGCCGACGCGGCATGGAGTGCGGGCGTCCGATGATGATTGCCGGCTCCGGAGCGGGTTTCGGCGCGGCGACCGATTTCGTTTTTGCCATGATGTTTCTCCTTTATTTCGTGGGTCGCGCCGGAGACGCGGGAACTACTGCGTGCGGCTCCGGCTGCGGAGGGGGGCTCGGCGGCGGGGGCGGCGCGTATTGCGGATAATACGGCTGCGGTTGCTGCGGCGCGTAACGCGGCGTCATGTTGTCAGGGACGATACATTTCGCCGCCATGTCCAGCGCTTTATTTTGCAGCTCTTTGAGGTCGTTGTCTCGCGACTTTACATATCCAGCCGTGCGCTCCTGCACGACATTCAGATACCAACCCGCGCCACAGAAGATGAGCAAGTTGAGAAGCAACAAGCCAGTGAGCATCGGGTTGACCTTGTAGGCGTCGACCACTTTGCTCGCCACGTCGTTGTTCGACATGCCGATGAATTGAGGGGCCGCTTGCGGCGGCTCCCTGTATTGTGGTTGTCCGTATTGCTGCGGCTGCTGCGACGGACGCGGCGGGGGCATGTTAGACATTGTAGCCCCCCGCGACGACTTTACGGACGGCGTGCTGCACGTCCTCGTCTGTCTCCAGCGCGTAGATCAACCACGCATTGAAGTTCTCGTCGGTGATCGTCACGACATCTTCGCTCGGTTCCTCCGGCGTCGGCAGCGGCGGATTTTCCGGCACAATCGGAGACGGATTTTCAATCGGCGGGAACTCGACCTCGGGCTCCTCCGGCACAGGTTCGGTCGGCACATACGCCGCGCGAGCCTTGTTGAGAGCGTCAAGGAATTTGAAGCCCAACGCGGCGATCTCGACTTTCTTGTCGGTGCCGTTGATGATGCGGCGCGCTTCTTCCATCTGCGACTGCGTCGGACGAACGCCCGCGCGGAAATAATCCGCCAGCTTCTTGCCGGTGAACTTGCCTTTAATCATGCCGTCGAAGGCGACGTGGAGCGCCCCCGGCCACGCAAGCGCGTCGTCGGGGCGCGCCGGGTCGAAGCCGTATTTGTTGTAATTTTCGAGCCACGTTAGCTGGACGAGACCCCTGCCGTAGTAGGGGTAATAGGGCTTGCTCTGGAGATACGACGCGGAGCCATATTCCTTGATCGGCTGCATCGTGTGCGCCGTTTCCCATTTTGCTGTCGCCAGCAAATAGCAAAGTTCTTCGTCCGGCATCGCCGGCCACACCTGATCGCGATAGCCGAGAATGTTCTCCATGCCCTCAACCTGATCGCCAGTGAGCGTTCCGCCGAAAAGATTGCGACGCACCTCAGTGAAAAATGTGCCGACGTCGACCTGATTAATTTCCCACTGGCTCATCCGAACAATCCCCCGAGATCAAACCCGCCAAAATCCATTCCACCAAAGCCGCCGCCCATGCCGCCGCCCATCATTTCGGGGGGCAGGACTGCATTGGAGAACAAGCCCCCCAGGCCGCCATCCATGCCCGGCATCTGTGAACTCATCGGGCTCATCATCGGGCCGCCCGCCATGCTCGACGTCGGGTCGATCGACATGCCTTCCATTGGCGACATCTGCGCTTGCTGCACGCCCGGCTCATGCAGGACAGGCGTGTCGGACTGCTGCATTGACGGCGGAGGAGCTGACGGGTTGTTCATCATCGCCATGCGGTTCGGGGCGCCGACGGACGCCGAGTGACGCGCCATGTCGCGGAATGAATTGTCGCCATGCGGCGCCACGCTGTTCAACGCGCTGTAACGCTCATTGCTCAACGCCTGCGGCGGGGATGGCTCTGCGAGCTGCATCGGCGGAGCGGACGGCTTCAGCGCCGCCGGATGGACGGCCTGCGCCATCATCGTCGCCATCGGCGACTGTGCCGTCTGCGTATTGCCCGGCATACCTGCGAGCATCTGCGCGTCGCCCATCCGCATCTGCCCCTGATCGGGCGTCACAGGCTGCGCAGGGTTCTGCTGAAAACGCTGATGGCCGATCTCGGCTGTCTTGTAGTTCTCGTTCCACCACTTCGGCGCCTTGTGTCCCGGCATACCTTGCGGCGCGTAGTATTGGTTCGCGCCTCCGGTCGGGTCCGGCTCCATGCGACCGAGCACGCGATCGGCGAGCTCGTAGTTGTGCTTCATTGTCTCGCCGTCGGCAGGCATCGCCATCGTGCGCTTGCCGCTCTCGTTTTCGGAGCCGTGCGGGTTGAACGCGGAGAATTGATTCTCCGCGCGCACCTGCGCCTCGATGCCGCGTCCAAATCCGTTGTAGTTGCTGTCGGCGCGATTGCGCACGACGTTCGCGACCGCGAGCTTTCCCGCATCGCCTTCACCGCCGGCCTCGGCCTCAATCAGGCGCGCGAGAGCGTCGCGGTCTCCCTGAAAATTCGGAGACCACCCGGGGCCGCGCGGCGCATGGTGCTTGTGTCTTTTCATCCGACGTTCGTCTTTCTCATCGACGGCATGTCTTTCGCGGTTCCGATGCTTTTGAAGTCGGCGCCTTGGAAGACGTTCGCGAGGTTAAATTCCGCAGGGTCTGGGCGCGCGCCCATCGCCTTCTGCTGCTGGATCGTGGCCCACTTGGCGGAGGCCGGATCTTCGACCGGCGGCGCTTCCATCTCTGCTGGCATCGGCGGCACAGACAGCTCATCGAGCTGCGGCGCGAGAGAGCCCGCCGCCGGCGCCGACATGCCGCCGTCGTAGCCGTCGCTTTCTTGATTGATGTAGACGTCGGCTGGCGGAGGCGGGGGAGCTTCCGGCATGATGATCGTGTCGCCGCCACCCTGCCCGGGTTGAGCGGCTGCGACGGCCACGGGGGCGCCATTGCCTGTCACCCCCAAGCGGGCGGCGAACTGCGCGCCCATGCGAGAGATTGCCGCCTCACCGCCGGCGTTCGGGATCGCGTACCAAGTCGTCGATCGCTGCTGCGGCGAGAGACGTGACATCAAGTCGATCGCGAATTGATTCTGCTCGCGCCAATTATTCGCGCTCGGGCGCGCGCCGTATTGACGCGTGAACTGTGCGGCCTGCCCGCCGCCAGCGACGGCGCCCGGCGTCGGCGAGCCAGAGTAGAGCTGCCAAGGGCCGTAGCTGTAGCCCTTTGCGTCTGGGTTGCCGAACGTCGGAGAGTTGATGACGCGCGGGATCAGGCCCTCGCGCGACGCAATACCTAGCGCGAGATTGGGGTCAACGCCGCGAGCTTTCGCGCGCTGGATGATGTCCTGTGCAATCTCTTGGATCGTCGGCATCAGCGGCGCTCCACAACGGCGGGCGCCGGGTAGGAGGACAGCGCGCCAGCGGCTCCGGCGATCCCGCCATGATTGCGTTCAATCGCCTGTCTGATGATCGACGGCGGGGCAACGGGCGTCGTGCCGCCGTTCAGGATTGTCTCAAGCGTCTTCTCTCCGCGACGGATCGACGAGCGATCGGCCATGGACTTGGCGCCCTGCGCCAGCAACGAGAGGCCCATGTTTTTCGGGTTCGCCATCCACGAGAAGACGTTGAGCGCGGACATGAGGCCATTGCCGCCGGGGGCGAGCTTGCCGACCTTGCGGAGGCCTTCTTCCAGGCGTGTCGGCGCGCTGGCCGCCGAGAACGCGGCGAGCTCGTCGGGCGTCCAATCGCCACGCTTTGCGAGAGCCTTGTCGAGAGCCTGCCGCGTCTTGTTGTTGATGTTTCCACCCGACCCGGTTGATCGTGTACCGGCGCCGGCCTTGTTGAGCAGGTTCTGCACCAGCTCGGCTTTCTGCAGGATCTGATTGACCTTATTCGCGTGCTGGAGCTTGGCGCCCATGTCGACGCCGTTCGCGCTCAAGGCGACGCCCGGCGGCGGGTTCAGGAGCGTATTGTCGAAGGCGTTGCGTACAGCGAAGCCCGTCCGACCCTCGCCGCCACGGATGGCGTCATTAGCCAAAACGCGCAAATTCTGGAGAGCCGCCGGGTCGACCGTCGGATTGAGGGCCGGCGCCGCGATCGGCACGGGAGAGCCCGGCGGTGGCGCGCTGGACGCTGGAGACACTCCGCCGCGCTGCATGTCGTCGAGCTCCTGCATGACCGTGCGCGTCTTCGGATGCATCCGGCGCGAATAGGCCATGCCCGGCTTGGCGAGCTCCTGCTGGATATTCGCGCGCAGGGCGTCATAGATGTCCGGCGTGTAGGTGCCGCCGTTTTCGAATTCACTGTACGCGGCGGCCTTCTCTGCCGCGCGATCGGCGATCGTCGGGACGTTCGGCTTCTTGAAGAATTGAGCCGCGGCGCCGACGCCCTTGCCGATGAGATTGCCAGCGACGCCACCGGCGCCACCAAGCCCGGCGCCGACAAGCGGGTTCTCTCCATCACCGGCTGCAGTCGCGCCGCCCGTGACGACACCCGCCATGCCATCCTGCAGCAGCGAGGCGCCGACGCCAGCCTTGCCAAGCGCGTTGGCGACAGCTCCGCCGGTGACGATGCTCGTGCCGAGATTGCCAGCGACATCGGCGGCGCCCGAGAGGACAGGGTGGTCGGCGCCGGCACGTCGACGGATCTCCTCCTCCAACGCCTGCCCGCGCTTCAGGCTCTCGTCCCAATTCTTGCCGCCGCTTTTCAGATAATCTCCGGCGCCATGGATATACGGCGCGGCTTTATCCCACGCACCGAACGTGGCGCCGTGCAGATACCTGTCGCCGGTCTCGATGATCCCAGCACGCATGGGGCTCATGCCGTTCATCTTGTCGACCGCGGAGCCCTTGTATGGGTCTCCGCCGGCGTCGCCGAAGACAGCCGAGACCGCCGCGTCCTCATCGGGAGCGTCGACTTCGTAGTTGCCTCCGTCGGGGCCGGTGAGCTGGAACTTCGGCATCAGAGCCTCTTAACCCGCACGGCGCCGCGCGGATGCTGGATGACCTTTTCCTCTCCGGGCTGGATCTGCGGAGCTCCACCACCAGACGCGTCGGGGTGATAGAACTGCGCCTCCGGCGGAATCCCGCTCGCCGTCATCCGCTGCTGCATGTCGTTATATTCTGGCGATCCCTTGCCGTAGGCTTCGTTCAACATGCCGTAGATGGCCGCCGCGCGCTGCGACTTCTTCAGCGCGAGCGACTGCGGCGAGTCCACAGCGGCGGGGAGCATCTCCTGCGCGTATCGCCAGTATTCTTGCTTGCCGATCGCCGCGCCGGATTCGTCGCGCGCGATGGCCGTGATCATCTGGCTCGCGGCGTTGAAAAACTCCGCGTAGCGGGGGTCCGACGCATAGGCCAAGACGAGGTTCATGCGCTCGCTGTCGCTCGGCGCCCGGATGATGTTCTCGATCAGGCTGGGGGCATCCTGCGGCGTCTTGATCTGCGAGAGCACCTGCTCGGCGTTCATCGCGCGCGTGGCGAACTTCGCAGCCGTCCCCTGATCGCGCGTCGGCGGGTTCACGACGCCACGCCCGAGCGTGACTGTCCCTGGCGGCAGGAGCGGCGGAGGCGGCGCGTCCGGGTTCTGCCCTGCAGGTTGAGACGGCGCGCTCGGCGGAGGAGCTGCGGGCTCGGAAGCCTGCGGCGGCGCACCACCGACGACCGCCGGCGGCGCCGACTGCTGGATGATCGGAGAGACAGACGGCGGCGTCAGCATACCCGTCGGCGCGGCCGGCGGCGTCACTGGCACGGGTCCGTTGTCGAATTGATAGGGCGCGCGCGAGATCGGCACCTGATGCTGGATGCGGTTCTCGTCCGTGAACTCTTTGAACGTCGTCGGGTATTGTTTCTCGTTCAGGAGCTTGAAGCGGATGTCTTCTTCCGGCTTCGTCGGGGCCCCAGTGTTGCGACGCTGGATGTAGTCGACCAAGAATTGATCGTCCGACACCGGCGCGCCTGCAATGTGCTGCTGCGTCCAATCACCCGTCGCCGGATTGCGGACGTTCATGTCGGCGCCGTTGTTGAAGAAGTGCGGCTTCGCGGCGTCAATCTTCGGCGCGTCGACGACCACCGGGTCTCCGGGGCCGTAGTAATCATTCATCCCTGGATTGTGTCCGAGGAGCGCGGAGCCGCGGCGCATGTCGGCGGCGTCGCCATAGCGCACGAGGTCGCCGCCGGTCATCGTGTTCGCAGCGTCGGCGCGCTGCGCCGGCGTGCCGTCTCCGACGCCGTATGAATAGGCAGCGCGCGCGCGGGCGGCGGCGATGTCCGCGTCCCATTGCGACTTGCGCTGGTTATAGTCCTGCCAGACCATCGCCGGCGCCGGGCCGATGCGCGTGACCACCGCATTGCCTTCAGCCTGCGCGGCGTCATTCGCGCGCTTGCGCATGAGCTGGGTATTTTCGTTCGCCAGCCGGTCGCCCTCCGCCTTCTGGCGGATCTGCTCCGTCTGCGCGTCATAGACGGCGTTGTGGTGCTGGAGGCTCTGAATGTAGGCAGCGTCACGCGCGGCGCGCGACTGCGCGGCGGGGTTGCCCACGCCGTTCGCCAGCAGGGCGCCGAGAGACTCGCCAGCCGCCGTCGCAGCCGTCGTCACATTCGGCACCTGCGACGCCATGACGTTCATAGTGACCATTAGAATATTCCCCCGCCGCCGCCCTTACCCAGACCGCTCAAGAAGCCACCGCCGGCCTGCATCGCCATGGCGCCCGGAGAGCCGCGATATTGAACCTGCTGCGGCTCGATCGCCTTCTCGACTTGGAAAGCCTGCAGCGAGCCCTTGCGAAAATTATTGAAGCGATTGATGTCCCAGCCAGCACGCTGGAAGGCGAGCGGGTTCTCTGTGCCGAGACCCATGAAGCTGTCGCCGTAGCTATTCATCGTGCCGAGCGCCTTGATTCGGTCGCGCACGCGTGACGCGCTGTTATTCAGGCGCCGCGCGAGATCGGAGCGGAACTCTGTGTCGCCGCCACTCTGGCCCGCCAGCGCGCCGCGCTGCGTGCCTGCGCGGATCGACGCGTCAGACGCCGATGGCGCATCTGCAGCCGCGCTCGTTCCCTTCGCATAGGCGCCAGCAAGCCGATCGGCCTCGACCGCCTGCTTCGCTTTCTGTGCGACGCTGGAGACGTCATTGTTCAGGACATTCTCGCGCGACGCGTTCGCCTGCGCGCGGAACGAATCCTGCCGCATGTATTCCTGATTGCGGATCAGCGCCTGATACAAATACCAGTTGTTGAGATTTTCCTGCTGCTGCTTCTGGGCTTTCTGCCGTTGGTTCATCTCCATGATGGAGCCACCAACTTGCATCCCGGTTCCAGCTAGTCCAAGCATCCCGCCCATGATTTAGCCCCTAATCCACGAGCTGGCGTTGGTGTCCAAACCCTGCGCCGTTGGGCTTCCCGGCTGTGCGCCGCCGCCACCCTGCGTCTGCCACGCCTTCATGGCGTTCGCGGCGCCGACGGTCGCGACGTTGAAGATGTTCGCCAGCGGAGAGAGATCCGGCTGCGCGAGGTTGATGCTTTTCACGCCGTTCAACGCAGTTGTGAGAGCCATATCCGGATCTTCCGTCGCGTAGAGCTGGTTGATCGCGGTGTTCTTCTCGGACGCGACACGATTGCGAAGGTCGCCCTTCGCGCTGTCGATCTTCGAGTTCATGTTCGCGATGTTGAGATCGTTCTGCTGAGACAGGTCCGCCGTCGCTTCAGACGCGCCGGATGAGCGAAGCGTTCCCGCATCAGCGAGACGATACGTCAGCTCCTTATTCGCGTCGGCGTATTGCTTTGCAATTTGCGGCTGATAGTAGTCTTCGATCGACTGTCCATATCGCGCATAGAACGTGTCGTTCGGATCTGATAGTTGACCGAACGCCTGGTCGATGTTCTTCGTCCCGGCGTTAATCCGCATCTGACGCTGTTCCTCACGCGCACGCGCTTCCCGCGCCTGCATGATCTGGAACATCATCCCCATATTGTCGCCGCCGCCACCGCCGCCGCCCATATCAAAAGCCTTTCGACATGATGTAGCCCGTCATGTGGAAACCGCCCTTTGCGAGTAGGTTCCCGAGGCTGTGAACATGCTCGCCGCCGTTGTTGACGGGAGCGAAGAAAGCGCAAGCCTGCTCGTCTTTCGCGATGTCTGCAGCCATCATCACCAACATCCGGCCGATCAGTGTGCGGCGATATTTTTTGGTGACGAAAAGGTTTTGCATGACGGCGATCGGCCGCTTGCTGAAGGAGTGATCGTAGGAGAACGAGATGCCCCCGACGATCTTCCCGTCGATCGTCGCAACGAGATGTGGAATGAGCACATTTGTGAGAGCGAACGTCAGGAATTTTTCTGTCTGCGCTTCGGAAAACTCGACACCGAAATCCTTGTAGCGCGACGTCTCGAACTGTTCGCGGCCGAGCGTGACGAGCTGCGGCACGTCGTTTTCGTCGGCCATACGAAACTCAAGGCCATCTGGAACGAGCCGGGGGCTTCTAACGCGCTCGGGTTTATGGATGTCGGTATGGGTCAAAATCCACCCCGCTTCGAAATTCGAAAAACCATACAGACCTCGCCCTCTAGTTCAATCCGCATCGGTCGCCATCATGTAATGAATTGCGGCGTTTGAGAGCGTCGCCGGCCCGGTCACGTTGCAATAAAAGCGCAGGCTCATGTGAGACGCGTAGCCCTGCAGCTCGTAGCGGCCCTTGTTCCAAGTCGGGGCCGTGACCGTCCCCACCATCTCCTCGGCCTCCTGCTGGTCGAAGTTGTAGCCAATCTTGACGTCCCATTCTCCGGTGGCCGTGACGTCGAGGGCTTGGAACATCTTCGCGTGGCCGGGCTTGCCGCCGTCGAGATACGGCAGGCGCACCTCCACCGGACAGTCGTCCCACACCTCCTGCGAGACGCCGCCGAACAGGTAGAGGTCGTCGCCGGAGCGGATGAAGACGCGGTCGCCGCAGGAGACGATGTTGTCGATGTTGAAGGGCGTCGTGTAGACGCTCCACGCCGTGATGCCGGGTCCGGGGAAATAAGACAGGACGAGGATCTCGCGCGGGAACGCCATCCAGAAGCGACCGATGACGGGCTCCAAGATCGAGCGCGCGTTGTAGAGGAAGTTATTCGAGCCGTAGCGCTTGGGCAGATAGCGGACGTAGTCGTCGACGGGCGAGCCAATGTCGGAGACAGCGGCGGAATTGGAGATGTCTCGGGCCTTCAGAGACCTGATCCCCGACGACGAAAGAAAGAGGATGTCTCCCGAGCCATACTGCTGGATCGACCAAGGGGCGCGGGTTCCCGTCGCCCGCAAGACCTGACCCAGCGCGTTCTGCTTGGGGTCGGAGACAACGGCCCACATCTGGGTCGTGTATTCGGACATGATGGCGAGGCGGTCGTAGTAAATCTCGACGCCCTGGAGCTTCGCGGACTGACCTTCCTGCAGCGAGATGTTGATGAAGCCGCAGCCCGTGCGCGTCGTGTCGTTCGGGTCAGTCGCCGGTTCCCAGAGCTTCGGATTTTCGATCACCGAAAAGCGCAGATACTTGTCGCCGACGGCATACATCTTCGACTTGTATGAGCGGACATAGAGGCCCATGCCGGAGCCCTCGGTCTCGACATAGACCGGCGCCGCGCCGGTGGCCGCGTCGTCGTAGTAGTGCGGGTTCTTGGCCTTCACCGTCGCCCCGGCGGCGTCGTAGCCGGCGAAATACAGCTTGCCATCGAACACATCGAAGTCGGTCTGCACCAGCGTCGGCGAGGCGTTCGGGATTTTGTCGACGCGCAGCGTCACGTCCGTCAGGCCGGCGATCGTCGGCGGCGCCACGTCTACGTTGCGCGAGAACATCACCAGCGTGCTGCCGATCGATGCGAGCCCAAAGGTGCCGGCGACATTCGCGACCTTCACGAAGGCGCGACGCTTCTGGATTTCGCCGCCGGGGGTGATGGCGGCGTTGACCAGCTTCGTCAGCGTCCCGGCGGGAGCTGTCAGCACGCTCTTTCGAACGTCGAGGCCGGCCTTAAAATTTTCGACGAGGAAGTAGGGCACGGTCGATCCTTACGGGATGTAGTCGATACCGGGGCGCGGGCCTGCGCGGTCGTGCGCGCCGCGCGAGGAACCAAAGGTCGAGACCTTGTGCTTCGCGGAGACGCGCATCCCGAGGAGCTTCTGCAGGTGTCGCTGCGCCTTCTGGAGCTTTCCAGCAGCGTCTTCCGCCTTTGCGCGCGTCAGCAGCTCGGCGGAGACGAACAGCGTGATCAGGATCGGATCGAGCGTGCAGAAGTCGGTGTCTGCGATCATGTTGTTCAGGCCGCGCATCCCGACGACGCGGATGTTGCCTTTGCGATCTGGCGTCGGCCACACGCGGAACTTGTTGTCCTCCTGCCCGTCTTCCCAGAGCTGGGGGACGCCGGTGCGGCTGTTCTTGCCATCCGGCTTGATGCAGGGCTCGGGGATTCCGTATTCGAGCGGATGCCAATTCGAGCTGTTATCGTCGACAGACCAGACCTCGCGGATCTGGTCGAAGCCGAGCTCTAGCGGATATTCGTAGAGATACTGTCCGGGCGCCGTGATCACCTGAGAGCGGATCTTCAGGTGCGGCCACTGGAATGAAACCCAGAGCTCATATTCGGTGCGGCGAATGAGATGCTTCAGCGTCTCCACCGCGTTGAGGCCCTGAGACACAGTCAGCGCGTGTCCGGATTCCGACCGAACAGCCGTCACAAGTGCTGCGAGAGTTTGCGTCGCCATGTCTCAGGGGCTCCTAATTAAGCCGCAGCCGTCTGCGGTTTCTTGATCTCGGCGGGCTCGTCAGCCTTCACCGGATCTTTGTCGATCGGGTTCCGCCACGAGATCTTCTCGGTCGGAAGCTTGGCGCCGGGCGCATCCATTTCCATCTGCGGATTGCGGCCGGGGAACACGCCCTCGGCGACAGCGTTGCCGTAGATCTGGCGGAGACGTTCTTTCTCGTCTTTCGACGACTGCTCGACGCGGATGAACGGCTTCACGTCCGAGATTGACTCGTCGCCATGAAGCGCGCGCAGAATTTCGAGTTCCGGCCACGAGACCGGATTGTGGGTGTCTCGCACGATGACCGTTCGGACGTCGCCGGAGACGCGAATTGTAGCCTTACAAAAGTGCATTGATCTCTCCATCACTCTCGCACTCGATGAACGAGGGCGGCGGAGACCGCCACCCTCTATCTCCGCGCCGAATGGAGTGCGACATTCGGCGCGGGGAATTGCTTACGCGATGTCGATAACGAGCGAGCTGTTGAGCTGCTTGGCGACCATCTGGCCGGTCGACGTGATCGAGCGATACAGGATGAACTTGTCGGCGGGACGCGCCGGCGTGTGATCCTTGCGCCACTCGTTGTCCATGGCCTCAAGGAAGATCGCGTTCGTGTCGAGCCAGTAGCAACGCTTCTGATGACCAAGGTCATCGAGAGTCGGATCATACTGGAAGGTCACGTTCATGAACTTCAGAGCGCCGATGGAGACATCCGTCGAACCATCGAACCCGGCGACCGTGTAGATGCCGTTCGCGCGCAGCTCTTTCTCCATCGCATCGAGGAAGGACGAACCGCAGACCGCGAAGTTCGGCTGGCCGCCGTAACGCACGAGCTGGCGATACTCATACTGCAGGGTCTGCAGCAGAGCGCCACCATCAGCGACGTTCGACGTCACCGCGCCGCCGCCGAGCGACGGATCGGTGTTTGCCGCGCAACGAGCCCTATTTCTCCACCATTTATGGGTTGCACGGTCGAGACCGCCGGTCGTTCCGACAGCCGGGTTCTCCAGAATGATCGAAGCCAGACCAGACAGAGCCTTCGGGTCGGCGGTGCCGTCACCGTAGGCGAGGTTGTTCATGCTTCGCGCATACTGCTCACCAAGGGCGAACAGCTTGTCCTCGAACAGATTGACCAGCATGGTCATCTCGCGCTGCGAGTGATTGCTGGTGCGCTCGCCGTTCGTGTCGACGACAGAGATGCCATCGATCTTCAGCTCGGTATGCGTGAGCGTCAGACCAATGTGATGTTCGCGCCAAGGATAGTTCACACGCTTGATGTTCGACGGGGTGAAGAACCCGACGGAATCGCTGTGCGTAAAGCCCTTGACGACATCGTTGCCCGAGCCGTCGCCGAAGTCGCCTTCGACCGCGATCGAGATGTCACCCTTGCCACCAGGGAACGTCTTCTTACCGCGCTCCAGCTTGTCCCAGAGAGGACGCTTCTGGAGAGACTGCTTAAAGGCGTCTCCTTGGTTGAAGTAGAAGTCCAACGCCGCATTGGCGATGTTGGCAATTGCCGTAGTTGTAAAAGCCATTTTGTTGAGCTTTCATGACTACCCCGCGCGAGAGCGTGCGAGCCCTTGGATCGCCGCCTCCATCATGTTTTTCGGTGCGGCGCGCGTCGAGGTCGTTTGATGACTTGACATGCCCGGTGTCGGAGCCGTCGCTCGCGCGCTTGGCTGGAGACGACGGAATTGATCATTCACTTCCTTGTAAGCGCGCTGTGTGATTTGCAGGGCTTCGTCGGCAGAGGTGATCTGGTTTCCGCGTTCCGCAAGCATCGCCTGCGCAGTCCGTCTGACCATGTCGGCTTTCGCCTTGTAGTCGGGGTCGCTCGCCATAAGACGCTGCTCAAATGCCGCCACTGATCGGTGAACGTCACCCCGGACGCGGCCCACAGCTTCCACCTGCTGGCGTTCGCTCATGGACTTGACTTGGGCTTCGTAGTTCACACGCTCAAACCGGGACTGTGCAAACTGTCGCGCTGCCTCCGGCGTCATCTGCTGCTGATCAACCATGTTCTGGATGTCAGGCGGCAGGACGATGCCTTTGATCTCTTGCGCATGTCTTACGATCGGCGAGATCGCGTCGTAGAAACCTGATAGATCGCCCCTCGCCACCATGGATGCGAGATCGAGGGCAAATACCACGTCCTGCGACGACAGATTATTCGCTTGCGCGTAAGTCTGCAGTTGCTGTCCAATTTCCGCTGTCGGCGCAAGGTTCGCGACTTGGTCGCGGAGTTCCGTGCGCTCACGGAGCAGTCTTTTGATCCGCTTCCGTGTCTGAGCCGGTGCGTCGTCTGGCACAGTCTCATCAACAGGAGCTTGATCATCAGCGTCGGATGCTTCGTCTTCGGCCTTTACCTCACTGTTCGGCTTATCTGAGGCTGGGGAAGCCTCTTTCCCATTGGGTCCATCAAGAACGTCAGGCTCGGGCGTCGCGGGAGCGACCTTGAGCACAGCGTCGAGAAGGGACTCTTTGGACTCGGCCCCACTCTCGCCTGCAGGCGCAGGCTGAGAATTAGATGACGTCTCCGCAGCGGGAGACGATGAAGACGTGTCTGCGGGCGGCGGAGAGCTGTCCGCCGGCGTTGAGCTCACGTCAGAAATTGTTGCGTCGTCGCCTTGCACTCTAGGCTCCTCTCACAGTGGTTGTTCGGGTGTTAGAGCAGATTTTCTGCATAGTTCTAGACACCTGGGACATTCATTGGGTTCGGCGGCTTCGGCGCCGGCGCACTTGGATGTGGAGAGGGCGGCGCGGGAGCGTTGCTCGCGCCAGCCGGACCCTGCGCGTTCGGGTCTTGCGCTCCGGGGCCGGGCGCCGATCCCGGCATCGCCGGCTTCATGGCGTTCATCGACGTGATCGACGGCGCGCCGTCGGCGATCATCTCGTCGACGTTGATGCGGTCGTCGAGACGCTTGATCGCTTCCTTCGCCATCATCACCGGATTGATGCCGGGGATCTGCATGAGGATCGGCGCCAGACGTTCGAAGTTCTGCAGCTCCTGCTGCTGGTTTGGACGCCCGGACGATCCGGCCTCAATGTCGAGGATAATCTCCTTCGCGACTTCACCCTTCGTCAGCGTCGGCCACACGGCGCCGGGGCCGATGATCTCCTTCACCGTTTCTTCGGAAACATTGAGAAGAAGAATTTGACCAGCAGCCCGCGCCATCGCCGTAAGCGTCTCGTCAATGTCGTCGATAGCAGACCCCATAGCGGAGGCCCGCGACGCCTGCGCGATGTTAGTTTCAGTCGCCGTCGCCTCTGCCGTGCCGCCAAGGTTCGCCTCCTGATCGCCGACAGAGCGCATCATGTCTTGGAAGATCGGGTTCACTTCGTAGAGGTTCGGGTCGAGCGGAGCTCCCTGGATGGGCTGCAGAACTTGCTTGATGTCCTGCCCCGGCTGGAGACCCGAGATCGAGATGAGCGCGTTGACCGGATGGTTTTTGAGCGAGTCGAGATCTTCTTCGCTGAGAAGGCCCTCCGCGTAACCCATCTTCGGACGGTTCGCGAAGCGGTGCTCGCGCAAGCCCTGACGTGCGCGGTTCAGCTCCTTCTGCATCGGACGCATCAGCGCGACGTCGGAGAGCGGATAGACGTAGCCATCCGTCTCGTTCAGCAGCACGCTAAACCACGGCCAGAAGCGATCGGTGTAGACGTCCGGCTGGGCCGGGTCGCGCAGGAAGTCCGGGTAGCCGTCGCAGATCACATAAACGAGGCCGTCCTTCTTGTTGTAGATCTCCCAGACGATCGCGCACTTGGAATCGCCCTCGGAGATGCTGGCGTCGTCCGTCGCGCCGCCACGCTGCCACACGGCGCGCGCGCGCTCATAATCCGTCCCGACGTCGACGCGATCATAGGCGGTGTATTGAGACCCGACGTCGACACCGTAGGTCTCCTTCACCTCGTTCGTGGAGAGGAGATACTCCTCCGCCACCCAATCGCAGCCGAGGAAGTCGCGGAGCTGGACGCAACGCGGATCTGGGATGACCGCCGTCGAGCGCGGGTAGGAGAGCTGCAGGCCCTCGCGGACGACGAGATCGGCGTCTTTCTGCATGTCTTCCATGAGCAGGCGGAGCTGTTCCGCCTCGGCCATGTCCTCTCGAATTTCGCCGTCAGCAAGGTCCGCGGAGATGCGCTCCAGCGTCGAGAGCCGCTGCTGCACGTCGGCGATGCGCGTGTCGAAGTCAGGATCTTTGCCCATGATCCGCTGGAAGCCGAGCTTGATCCAGCCCACGCCGGACGTGGCCGCGCGGCGGATCGTCATCTTCATCATCGACTTGAACGGCTGTTGCTGTTCGTTCAGCTCGTATTCGTAGAGAAGTTCGAGCGTGCGCGCGATCTTCTCCTGCTGCTGCGACATCAGCTTGACCTGCTGCGAATCCTGAATGACGGCCTGCGCGTTCTGCATCTCCATCGGATCTGGCATGGGCGGGGGCGGCGCCGGGAGCGGCTGGGGCATCATCGGCTCGCCGGGCTTCGGCGGCGCCATCGGCGCCTGTCCCGGCATGGGGGCGCCGGTCATCGCCGACATCTGCATCATCTGCATCGCCTGCTGCGCTTGCTGCGCGGCCTGAAGCGTCGCGTGCGCCTGCTGGAGAGACTGCTGCGTGCCGTCCCACACCGTCGAGAGGAGGCGCGGACGCCGTCTAGCGACGGCCTTCGGGTTCTTCGAATAGAGCGCGGCGACTTTCTGCTGGACGTGGCGCAGAGTGATGTTCGCCGTGTAGCGGTCGTCCATGTCGTCGTTGAAGGCGAGGCCCTTCGTCTCCTCGTTCCACTGATGGCCGGCGCAGAACTTCTGGTCTCTCTCCATTTGCTTGAAGATTTTGTCCCAATGCGTCTTGCCGCTCTTGACCATTTTCTGGAGGCTGTCGACGAGCGCGCGACGCGCCTGTGACGGGTCTGGCGCCTCGCGGTCCATCACCTTCTGACCGGGGAGCGTCGGCCCCTCCTCGGGCTCCATGCCCTCGTTGGGATCGATCATTCCCTCCATCGGGCCTTCAGTCATGAAGTCAGGGTCGCCGCCCATCGGCGGAAGCATCGGGGGCATCACCATCCTCCAGATTTTGAGGCTCGCTCTTTTTCAGCGGCGCGGGTTTCTTTCTTGATCCATCCCAGCGTGTATGGCGCCGGGCCTTTATCGATCGCCTTCGTCGGCCGGGCGCGCACCTGCAGCGCCATACCGAGACCGAGATACGCGAGGGCGTCGACGAGATCGTCGTGGACGCCGTGCGGAAATTTCAGGAGCTGGTCGCGCGCTTCCTGAAACCACGGCGCATAACTAGGGAAGTAGACCTTACCCATAGCCATACGCGCACGGATAGACTGCGCGCGCGATTGCTTGTCGAGAACGGGGACAATCTCGTCCATCGAGCAGTAGATCCCGCGTTCGAGCTGTCGCTTGCGCAGGAATGGGCCGATCGACTTTGAGATGTGGCCGCGTTCGGCCCACCACATGAGGGGGCGATATTTTTCCATCACGTCGATCATCTTCTCGACGACGACGTCGGAATCCCACCGCCCCCACTGGAC